TGACAGCCCTGATAATAAACCCGTCTACTGTGAGATAGGTGTAATTGTTGATACGTGGGGCTATATAATCATTTGTCAGCCAATCCGCAGGCGCTGACACGCGCATAAGGATGTCACCCGAAGCCTCAGTACCATCCAAATTCAAAGCTGCCAGCTTAATCGGTCTCTGTAATAATCTGGTCATGTACTGACCACCATCATCAGGGGCTGACATCTGCTGGTAAATAGTGGGCATCGTAGCAACCACATCTTGCACGGTAGCTGTGACCACTGCACTCTCTTGTGTTACATGACTTGTACCACCATCCGCCTCAATCGGAACCGTGTCATCACCAACTGGAGGAGGTTCTTCTGCTTCTCCTGCCTGCGCCTGCCAAGACGCTGCAGGATGAACGGTCGATATATCACCATAAGCTGGCGCAGCGTAAGAATGAATGAGCTGTTGGTTTATCACACTACTAATTTGGAGTTCAGGAACTCCAATCGGGTAGGAAAATTCACCATCATCTTTCATTCCTATGTAAACATCAACCGATGGACGCGTAGTATTGGGCGCGTTTCCGGGAAACGGAGCGCCACCTGTAGCAGAATCTAGTGCACCATTCATCGAGGGAACGGACATGATACACACGTAATCAATAACAGGCTGCGAATTGTTTGTCACCTGAGGGTTGAGTACATTTGGTATACCAACCATCCCGAACGTTGAATAATACGGAGAACTGACATTCACTTGTGGAGCGAACCGATTGTCATTCACCCGAAAGGTATTGCATAACAGTCCTGTTTTGTGGGAAGCAGTTCCACCATCAGAAACCATAGTCCAACTTAGGATGTTCGATTTTGTTGAGGAATTCCCAAGCTTGCGAAGTACTGCATACGTGTGGCCACAAACAACCGATTCAGTGTAATGAGTACTGCCCCACCTCAAATGTCTGTGACCTTGATACGAATCACAAGAATTTATGAAGGTGACGTCCGTACCTCCTCTCCGATAGCGAAAAAGCATGCCAAGCCATGACGCAAACGTCCATATCGCCTGATCTGAATTGTAAACTGTCGGTATGCCGGGGACAGTAAATGTCATGTTAGTTTCAGAACCAAAAGCTGGAATCGTGAGCGGTCCATAGGGATTAGTAGGTCTACCAAAAAAGGCTTGCCGCTTGGCCAAACTCGAAATTCGGAAATCACCAGCGAATGGTTGATCCCCATGGCATACAGCCACTGCGTCTTCAGGAGACACACGGGCTACTTCACCACACATGGTAGTCTCCATCCCCGGTGTATTGTTGACAGGTACCAAATCTTCTGCAACTCCAGCTTGTGCAACAAATCTATCCGGTATGATACGTGTACCGTGGTTTTTAGGTCGCTGAACACTGAGAGCCTTAACCAGCGCCATCGCCTGACCAAAACTACCTTCAAGGTATGTACCACCATCAACAGACTGCAACCCACACTGGCCCGCCGCCAAAACAAGCTCCTCGGAAACAATGATCTTGTGATCAAGTGATTTACCAATCATTTCCTCCAGGGCATTCTTGATGCGGTCAGCCATCTCTGGAGTGAGACCAATAAACAGATATGACGACTCTGCAAGCTGGACCTCAAAATTG